AAGGTGTGTATCCTTTAAAAACTGATGTGGCAATTATTGGTAAAGTTAACACCGATGTTATATTACGTATAAATGAAGTTCATATCAGAGCAGGTAAACACGAAAATGAAGACGTATTAAAACTCAACGTAAAAAATCCAGCAGAAATTAGCTTGGTTTATGAACCTATAAAAGATACTGAGGGTTTTTATAGTAACACAATCATAATGAGTGATAAGGTTGCATTGATTTCACATACTGGTAATCCACAATTTAAAGCTGCACGTCTGGGCGCAAAAGACAGACAACGAATATTTGATGAAGGACACCCAATTGCAAGAGGTGATGTTTTGGTTGAGGCATTAAATGTGCTTCGTAATGCCATTATTAGTCACATTCACGGTTACTCCAATCTTCCAGCAGATAAAAATGCTGTGATACGTGACTTAGAAAACATTAATTTAGAGGCAATTCTACAAAAAAACATTGTAACTAATTAAAATTTTAGTACATTTGTTCCCTATGAAGATTGATATTCCAATACCACATCAGTTATTTACTGCATTTAATGATGTTACGTTTTACGATGAACCTCATAAATATTATGTGGATAATAAACAATTAATTAGTGTTACTACATTGATTCATAGATACCAAGAAGAATTTAATGAGGATTATTGGTCACAATATAAAGCCAATGAACATAAATTAAGTCAAAGGGAAATAGTTCGGGCGTGGAGATTTATAAATAAGAAAGGTACAATTAAGGGTTCTGCAATTCATGACTATGCTGAAAATCTATTTTTAAATAAGATATATGAATACCCAGAACAGTTAATTCTAAATGAATTTGGTTTTGACCCAGTTAAAATTGAATATGACACAACCAAAAAACATGTAGATAGATTTTATGATGATGTTCATGGTAAGCTAATACCAGTACGAACAGAAATGATTGTCTATGACAAAGAAACTCTTATTGGTGGCATGCTTGATATTCTATTTTGGAATATCAAGACACAAGAATTTCAAATATGGGACTGGAAAACCAATAAAGATTTTACTGAAGAAGAAAGGGGAAGACACTTGCTTGATGATTTATATATGTTGGAAGACTGTGATTTGGAAATCTATTCTCTACAACTTGAAATGTATAAACAAATCATAGAAAAGAATGTACCAATTAAGCTTGGCAAATCATATATTGTTTGGTTTAGTCACAATAACGATAATTATAGAATTATCGAAACTAAAAACAGAGAATATTATGTCAAGAAGATACTTGAAAACAGAATACTGGAATTAGTTGCATGAAATTTTCAGAAAATTCATGCATGAGAAACCCGTCATAAACCCAGACTTCGGCACTTAATGTGTGAAAAACCCAACATTATAACATAAAAAAAGCCACAACTAAGTGGCTTTTGAATTTTCTGTAATTGTATTTCTTATAAGTTAAGAATACATCTCCAAGGTTGGATTTCAAGTGTGATGTTTGTTAATTCATCATTACCATAATCATTCTCCCCAAAATCTATACTTACGATTTGACACTGCTCTAAGAACCATTTTTCAACCTCAATACCCGTTGGGTCTAAAGATTTCAATAATATATTTTTCTTATATCCTGCAGCATAACCCATACGACCAGTAAGTGATTCTGCGTGTAAACGAACCCATTCCATAAGTTGCTGAGATGTAGAAGGACCTATCGGGTCAAGGAACGTTAAGCTCATTGAATCCCATGTATATCTACCTGCAACATAGTTACGTTCGTTCATATAGTTGATTTCCACTGAATTGATTTTCATAGAAGGTCTTTTAAACTTCTGAACCTTCCAGACTTCAATTCCTAATTCGTCAGCGAATTCCGCAAAGAATCTATTAACCCTTTTCGGTTCGTAATCAAAAGGAATACTCCTTATCATTTCTCCTGCCATGTTTTTATCTGTTTATTTTGTAATACTTATTTCTAATAAATACTCACTTATTTGAAAACAATGAACATTATTCATATTATTTCGGCATACGACCACTTGTTCGAAATCTTCGATATTCAGAACTACTTAAACTCTCAATGGTTCTTGGCACATGGATTTCAATTTCAATTGGTTCGTTTTCGAAAACCACCTCTTCGAGAACAGGTTCTTCAACAACTTCTTCAACGACTGGTTCTTCAACAACTTCTTCTATCTCATCTTCAAGAACTGGTTCTTCAACCACCTCTTCTACTTCTTCAGGTGCTGGTGTTAGTAATGCTTCGTCAATAATCATTGATTCACTTTCAACCACTTCGTTTTGTATTGTTTCTTCGGGGGTTTCTTCAACTATTTTATTGAGTACACCCTTTTTAGCTTTTTTATTCATAATTTTTTATTTTAAAGTCAATATTATTTTCACATAAATACTTATATAAAAAAAAAGACCCACATTGCTGTGGGTCTTCTATTTAAAAAATCACAATTATGCACCAACATCGGCAAATGATGCACCTGATGGAGTAATCGTAAACGTAATGCCGATGAATTCGAGTGAACGAGTTGGCTTCAAGAAAATTTCACCGTAAAGTTCGTTTCTATCACGAGTCTCAGTAGTGTTATTACTGTCGTCCATTTTAATTCTGAACTCATATAAACCTCTTTCTCTCTTAATTGTATCGAGAACAGGAGTTGCTTTTTGTAAGAATTGGTCAATAGTTGCTTGGTCATTCTGTTCGAATACCAATCTGATTGCGATGTTAGCAATAAGAACCTTGATTTGAAGCAGTAATCTACGTACATTGATTCTGTCAAGTGCACTTTCTTTAACCTGTAGAGTCTTTTGTCCAAAGATTGCTGTACCAGCATCTGCGAAGTCAGCCATTGGGTTGATTCTACCTGCGTAAAGAATATCACGAGCTTCAAGACTCAATTTATACTTAGATTTCCTTGCATCAGTTACACCACGGTTTAGACCTGCTGGTGCAAACCAAGGGAATGAAGTATTATCTGTAAATGCCATTGCTTTTACAACTTCACCTGTTGGTGGAAGATAAATATTGACATTATTCTGTGTGTCTCTCATTTGAATCCAAGGGAAGTATGTACAACTATAACTTGAATCGATTTCTGCTGTATCGAGCAGGTCAACGATATCGTTAGATGCAATAACATCTGCCTTACCACCGTCACCAACAACAACAGGTATTGACACATCAGGACTATCGATAACATAAAGTGTATCAGTTCTCTGTTGCTCAATCATTTCAATTGTATCTTGAACCAAGATATTCTGGTCAGACCAGTTGATACCCGGTGTTGAGAACAAGTTAATTGTAACTTCTTCAGGATTTGCATATGTACCAATTGCAGTTCCCCATGCTTGGAAGTCATTCATTGGAGCAGCATTAGGAACAACACCGTCATAAATTCCATTTTGACGATATAAATCACCATATGAACGATAACCTCTGTTAACATCCCAACCATCAAAACCACCAGCAGGAACTAATGTGAATTTCCTTGTAGCAATTAGATAATATGGGTTTAATGGGTCAACTACATTATTAACGGTCTGGAATTGACCAACACCTACTTCAAACTGGAAGCCATCATATGTTCCAGTTGCACCGCTATCCATGTGGAAGCCTTTTGTGTTTACAAATCCACCCTGACCATTGAAATTAAAGAAATTTTGATTAATCCCTGTTCCAACTGCAGTACCTGCATTATATCCAAGTTCTGAAACACCCAAGTAAACTTTCTTGATTCTTTCGTCATCGTTATATTTGGTTTTGTAGAAAATTGCTGGTGTTACACCTGCAACAGCAGAACCAGTTGCACCAGTTCCAAAATCATTGAATTTAAAACCTTCAAAACCAGCAGGGAAATCTTCAATACCGTATTCGTCAGCGAGTTCAACCATCACGTATTTGCTCTGGATGTCATACTCACCATCTGATGTACCGATACGCTGTCCAATATAATTAGTTAAACCTTTAATCATTGTACATCTTGAGAAAGTTTCCAATACTCTTGGATTAGCGTCAGTATCATAAAAATCACGAATAACCACATCAAATTCCAATGTAATTGGATTGATATTTGCAATGCTTATTTTAATTTCCTGATTTGCTGCATCACCATCAGAAATACTGATGAATTTAAATAATTTATTGAGTGCACTACCTTTTAATTGTGAAACAACCCAAGGAGTTTCAGGAGTTTTGAATTGTGTTTTATAGTTTGTGTAGAAGTCAGTATCACATTTGATGAGTACTGTATTAATACCATAACCAATACCATCAGCATCTAATTTCTTGATAAGGTCTGGATATACAGCCTGTACCCAAATTTTTGTGTTTTTGTCTTTAGGTTCGAAACCAACAACATTTGGTAAGAAACTGCTTGAATTTGGGTCTAATGATACAGTATATACTGCGGTACTACCTGTACTATATGCTCTTAGTTTAAATGTACCAAACATATCACCAATTCCTGTTAATGTAGTATTTCCAGATGCTGGTATAGTTAAGCTTGTGGTATCAAATATTGTCTGAGGTGCTGCATTAACTTGGTCAACAACATATCCCCTACTTCTAACGACTGCCAATACCATATTTTCATACGCTGTAAGAGAAGTTCCTGACATTAATGTAACAACATCTGTAACTTCACCAGTACCATCTGGATTAACTGTTGTTGCAGTAAATGAATGGCTATAACCTTCAAATTCAGTTGCGCTTATTTTAGTATATCCACTAAATGAAGTACCACTATCAAGAACAGCATTCAATGTAACACCTAAATATGTATTATCGATAAATGTAACACCTGTATTGGTTACTGAAGATACTGCACCTGTTGTACCAGTATCAACACCTGCGTTCAATGTAATCGCCCATGCATCGCCAGCATCATATCCGCTAAGACCCAATACTCTGGTTACCCATAATTGATTAGATTCACCAAGATATGAGTTAGCCACATAAGGTAATTGATATTGAAGATTTCCATTTGAAAATCTTTTCACACTC